GCTTACAAACAGTGGCGCGCTTACAGAAACTGCTCCTCGCTTAGCGCAAACTAATTGGGGTAGTGTGATAGCTATGTACAAGCGCTTCGGTGTATCGATGCTGTATCTACAGGCGCGCATGGCTAAGCAATCTATCGACAACGCGCTGCCTATGGAGCTAGAACGTATAGCTACTGAAAAGCATAACGGCGATCAAACCAAGCTAACGGATGAAGACAAAGCAGAGGCTCAAGAAGCGGCTAACTTAACTAAGTCTATTGCCAAGAAACAAATTGCAGGGTTGTTCGCTAGCTCAGCAGTTATGGCAGGAGTACAAGGACTTCCCCTATACGGAGCAGTTGCATTCATTATGAACACTGTCTTCCTAGACGACGAAGACGAAGACTTCGATACTATAGCTGCTGGCTTCTTCGGTGAGGGTTTTTACTCCGGCGCTATAAACGCTACTATGGGGGTAGACGTAGCGCCACGTATTGGTATGACCAATCTAATATTCCGTAGTCTGCCTAACAAAGAGCAAGACAGTTTTATATTACAAGGTCTCGAACTGTTAGCTGGCCCTGTATACGGAGTTACGGCTAGAGCGTTTGATGGTATTGGACTTATAAACGAAGGGGAAACTAGACGTGGGATTGAAAAGATGCTGCCTAGTTTTGCTAGCAACATATCCAAGGGTTTCCGTTACAACGAAGAAGGTGTGACTACACTACGAGGCGACCCCATCGTAGAAGATGTAGGTGTAATGGGCGCAGCCGCACAGTTAATCGGCCTAGCTCCTGCTAGCTATACTCAGCAGATCGAAAGAAACTCAGTCGATAAACGTATCGACAGGAATATAAACTCGCGTCGCAGTAAGTTACTACGAAAGTATTATCTGGCTAAAAAGAACTTTGATTTTGATGAGGCAAGAGACGTAGAGAAAGACATGCGAGAGTTCAATAAAGAGCATCCAGAAGTAAGTATAGACGCCGATACAAAAGCGCGTTCTCTAAAGCAACACAAGCGAACTAGTGAGAAGATGAGAAAGTTCCGTGGGGTTTCGATATCGTCGAAAAGAGAAGACGCGGTACTGAAAGCTAGAAGAGACGCAGGAGGGTTCGATTAAAAATGCCCCCCAAACGGGGGGCTAAGTTCTCAACTAAGAGAATGATGAACTCGTAGCGTATCATATTACCCGCCAAATTCGTACTCCATACCTGCCGCCCTCTATCACAACTCGGTACTCTATCTGCTTGCTTTCTAGGTTAGCTGCTCTTCTTATTTGAGCCACAGCTTTGTAAGTATTGACGGCAGGTATAAATATAGAAGTACCTGGGGTGAACCTTTCCCAGTCTATATCAAAGCGTAAACCGTCAGGGCTTACCTTACCGCCTCTATTTTGGTGGCTCATACAGAGACTCTAGGTTCTTAGGTATCGGTGTGCCGTCATACTCCTCTCCGTCTTCTGAATCAAATACTAAACTAAGTACGTAGGTACTACCTGCACCTTGTATGGGAGTACCTTTACCCAATTTAATACGCTCGTTTTTACCTCCGAGTAAAGCGATTATACCTCTAACTACCTCTGGGTAAGGTGCTCCTCTTTTCGCGCACCATTTTTTAAACGGAGTCGGTAGTAAGTACAGCCTACCAATGTCGAACTCGTACCGACCAACCCAAGAATAGAACGGTGTTTTGTCTGGCTCTATTAATACGTGCAATCCAGAACCGTCAGTTCTTCTAGCGTCATCAGTACTTTTAATACGTAAGATCGCACCCTGCTTCTCGTAGAAATATTCTTTAACTAGCTTCTCTACGTCTAAGTCTAACTGCTTATCCCACGCCATCATTCTCTTCATCTGCTGAACAGTCCAGTCAAGAAGCGCTTCAATGTCTATATCCCACAACCCACATCTCTTAGCAATTAAAGACCCACCTACTACACAGGCAGCTCCGGCAGACCAATTGCGGTTTTGATCTGTCATCCCAACGCGTCTAATTATTACGGCGCGTATCTTGAACAGCAACTTCTCTACGGCGTCGGTGTCTTTAAGTATCTTTTGCATAAGAACTTCACCTGCGTGCCCACAGTTCTTCTGGATACCTACGTTAAGGGCAAGTGTTTCTTCTTGAGGTATATCCAGTTTAATTAGCTCAGTCTCTATCAATCTTTGTAGCTCGCCTTTAGGGAGTTCTTTCTCGGCTGTCATAATCTCTACTAAACTTTTGTTGCCATTAGTAGACATGATAAGCGCCCAAGCTTCGCCAGTGTATCGTTCCTTGTTTTGTCCACCGCTAGTCATACGAGTCTTTTGTCTGCCGCTAGTTATAGCGTAGCAAATGTCGCTTATCTTTCCGGCGTCGAGATTAGTTATCTCGTCAATGTAGATCGGTAGATTTTTCATAGCCTCAGCACGATTCCATATACCGTTATCTGTAGATTGCCCGACCATAATATATTCTTCAGGCGAACCCCAAACCGAAGCCCCAACGATCATACCTGTAGACTTCCCATACCCTGAGTAGCTACTCATAACGTGGTTTATAAACCCGTTAGAGTTAGGCATAAACTTCATCAACGGAGAGCCGAACGCTGTCGCTACCATGAACTGATGTGGCTCCATGTCAGGACGTTCGTAAAACTTAACCGCCTCTTTCCAGTCCTCTAGCGTTCCACGTTTTTGAAACATAGGCATGTACTTAGCAGTAAAGGCTGACGGCGGGTTCTCTTCCAAGTGATCAGCGAATATCTCACGATCTCCTACGACAAAAGATCCGTAGTCTTTAGTCCAACCGAACTGAGTTTTAGCGTCTATTGGTGTTTTACTTATCTGAAGTTCTTTAATCCAAGCCTGTATATAATTCATTAGTATTTCCGGCCTCATTAAGTGAATATCGTTTTTACCCATCTCCTCTCTAAACTTTTCCTTAGAGGTAGTAGACGTGCCCTGTACTACAAACGTCACTATGCCTTCTAGCGTTGTATGATGTTTGAACTCAAAGCAGGGTCCGTCTACCGGATCGGTTATTCTCTTAGTTAAATAGAGATCTTTATCGTGTACTTCAATCTCGTCTATCTCCCCCTCCTTATTCCTTTTCCGCAGGAACACCCCACCATTGCCACCTCTGAAGTACGGTGCAGGGTAGGTAGGTATCTTATACTCGACAGTAGTAACCACCTCCGTCTCGTCAGCAAACAGACCTGAGTCCACAGGCACGGCGCTAGGTTGCAAGTTACCTAGGGGTATCTCGATTATGTTGTCTTCTTCTGTAGCTTCTCTGATCTCATACGACAGTTTAATAGGCGTGTTTATCTTGCCGCGCATAGGACAGCCTACGCAACCCGCAGGATTGTCCGCCTCAAACGTAGTGCATAGATGAGGAGAGTGAAGAGAGTCCGCTACCTTTTCTGTTTCGTGTGCCGAATAGTGTGCGTACCTGCTAGATACTATATGTATAGCCTCGGGTTCGTCACAGTGCTTGGCGATAGACAGTACGTGGGTCCAATCGTTATACGACAGCTCGTCAGGCTTTTTAATAGCCCGATCTATCTGCGCGCAGCCCTTACCAGCAGCAGTTTTAACCAGTATGTTGGTAAACTTTTTCTCTAAGTTACTGCTGAGTAAGTTCTTCGCGTTCTCTCGATCTTCCTTAGTGTACTGGCGCTCTTGCAGGGCTGGTACTAAACCTTCGTTAGGTAGTAGCTCCGACATCTGCTCTAGAGTAACTGTAGGATTTAGCTTACCCAGTATTCTCACACTACTAGGTGGCGTAGATTTAAAGTTATGCGTACCTGGCACGCGCAGTATTCTAGCCATGTCGGAAGTTACGGCGGGATCAACTTCGAATCCGTTCTCTACACAGGCCATCTTTAATCGGCTTGCTATAGGTAGCCACGCCTGCTTTGTACAAGGCTCAGCCAAAGCCCAGTACACGTGTAGCCCACGACCTGAATCAACAGTCAGTGTAGGTATAGGAAGGGATAGTTCCTTACAGAATCCCTGTAGCGCATGTATACCATGTGCCTTATCTGGATACGGCTTACCTTCCCCACAATCTATATCGAGAAAGAATGCTCGCATCTGACTGACGTTTTCAGCTTTCCTATTCGTATCTTCTACGAAAGTCCCTAAGCCGAAATACGCGTCATAGCCTTCATGATCAAAGTTTAGTGCCGAGTCATTTATTGAATCTATCGAACTATAGAATTTTTGAACGTGCTTACCGTCTTTTTTTCTTATAGCGTATATACAATAGAAACCATCATCACCTAGCACCGTACTCAGAAACTGCGTCGTGTTCATCATCACATCTCTTAGTACTTTATTGGAGGGTCAGGGGTTCCCTAGAGAACCCTAGCCCGTTTTTATTTTAGTGTAGGAGTGTAGCTGCTAGTCGTCCCACTCATCTAAGAGATTGGAAAGATCTTCATCTACTTTAGGCTTTGCAGCTTTCTTCTTAGATACCTTAACTGTAGGCTCTTCGATTACTTCTTCGGCTTTTGCCTTTGCTGGTGCAGCTACGGCCTCAACTGCGGCCTCAACTTCTGGGAACAGAGAAGGTAATGCAGCTACCTCTGGACCTGCGTCCTCAGACTTCTTACTTACCGTAAGCTCAAGCATCTTAGTTACTTCTGGAGATTTCTGAAGGTCGATAGCCGTTAGTAATTCTTCTTGCTCCAAAGGACGTGCCGGTTTAAAGCACAGTTTAGGAGTAGAAGCATCAGTATCAAACCGAACCTCAGTAAGCACCGACGCTACAGGAGCCTTGTGGCTGTCTAGCAATCGAGCATAAGCCTGCATTGCCATCTTGTCTTGCTCACCACCGAACACGCTAGTAGCAGGTAAAGACAGCAGGTACACGTCTTTAGATACTAAGTTACCCTCATCATCGGCTAACAATAGCGCCACCCGTTGCTGAAACCTACATGCCTTGCTCTCGCCTTGCCCAGAACCTTTTATATTCTGAGGGCAATCCCCACACTTACTAGCCTGCCGACCACTAACATCAACAGAATCGGAGGCACGGCCTGTATTAGTATCTGCCGACCAACACTTAGGAGGACTAGAATCGCCCGCTACGTACTGACCTTCGTAGTACATTCTAGAAATTGGTGCCGCCTTTACAATAACCGCCTTAAGCGTTCGGCTCTGTAGCTCCGCTACTTCTTTACCATTTACAATCTTGCGGAATACACCACCACGGATACTTAACCTATGGTTGTTAGCGTACTCCCCACCCGTAAGGTTTTTCTCGGGTTGTAACTGAGCTAAAAGCTCTCGGTACTCGGCGGGCATATTTTCAAACAATTGTATATCGCTCATCATCTACTCCTAAAAGTCTTCGTTTTCATCGAGGTCTAGTTCTGCTTCTAGACTCAGTTCTTTGGGCGCGCTGGTGTGCTCGTAGGTAAGATCAGACACTTCTTCTTGAGCCGTACCAGTGACTTCGTCTGCATGGTATTCTCCTGCGGGTGGTGCTATTACATGTTTCCCCTTGTGTAACGCCTCGATAACTTGGGGGACATTAAACCTGTAGGTGTTAGCTACTTTTATGTAGGTACTCTTAGGTATAAAACCTTGGCGCACCCACGTCCTAATAGTATTTACCTTAACTGACAAGGTGTCTGCTAAGGCGTCAATCGGTAGATAGTATTTAGTATCGCTCACTTTTTTCCTCTCCTTACTGTTACTGTGAACTCTCGATCTGTATTGAGTCCGGGTGGATGTAGATCAGGGTTCTCTTCTAAGAACTGCTTCATGTTGCCTTGGTGTAGGCGCTTCTCCATGAGGTCTACTGCTTCATTTTCTAAGATAAACTTGTTCATGGATTCCCAATCACTAGTCCAGTACTTAGACTTCACAGACCTATAGAACGAGCCTGACTCTGTTTTACCGGACTCAAGTCCAGTTTCTTTACAATGTTCTAGCAGTGCAGCCTTTATCTTATCCAGCTTCACGACCAGCCCTTCCTCTTGCTCTTTTAACTCCTTGACTACCTCAACCCTCTTGTCCCGTATCTTTACGTAGACCGCAATAAGCTTATCTAGATGGGCTTGGTCTTTTATAGTGTTACTCATATCATCATCCTCTACACTAGTTTTTAGTTTTGTATAGCAAAGTGTAGTGTATTGTAGTTACTTTTAGTTATCAAGCACATCTTGATATAAATCTATCATCTTTGTATGCACGCTTATCTTTTGGTCTAACAGGTTGTAGACACGCTGCTCTACGGCTGAGCCTTGAAGCTGCACTACTGTGCACGGATGATTCTGACCTGATCGATGTACGCGCGCGTTGGCTTGAGCGTACGTTTCTAACGACGGTACTGGCCCCCACCAAACGATGGTGTTAGCGGCGGTTAATGTCACGCCATGTGCCGCTGCTTGCGGTTGTATAATAAGCACCCTAGGTTCTGGAGTGGTCTGGAACCTGGAGAAGATGGCGGTGCGTTTACTGGCCGATACACTACCGTTAATTATCTCGCTCGAGATACCATCACGTGTCAGTTTTTCTGAGAGTATTCCTATGACGTGCTTAAACGGCACGAAGATAAGAACTTTCTGGCTTGACTCAGCGATGACCTCGGATAGTACTTTGTATCTATTCTTTACGTCAAACTCTACTGTCTCTCCGCTATCTGAATACACTGCACCGCAAGATATTTGTAGTAACTTGTTCATGGCTACCGCTGCATTAGCCGCGCTGATCTCTTCACCTGCGGCAACCGCAAGCATCTGAGTTTTAAGTATTTTGTAATATTTCTTTTGCTGTGGGGTTAGTTCGACCTCACGTTTTACGTAAGTCATCTCTGGTAGATCGAGGCATTGTTCTTTAGTAAACCGTATCGCGGGCTGTAACGCGTCATATACGGTAGTGGTAGCAGTTTCTTTAGGTACCCACTTAAACTGGGTAACCTTTCGCATGACCATCTCTCTGAAGGCTCCGGCAAACCTAGGCACTGCCTTCGGGTTGATGAGCTTGGCTAACCCGTAGGCATCTACCGGAGACTGCGCCGCAGGTGTACCAGTCATCATCCATAGCCAAGTGTTTGGTTTTATTAGAGAGTTTAAAATCTTCCATCGTTTAGACTGAGTATTTTTATAGTGAGTGGCCTCGTCCGCAATGATCAGGTCGAATCCTCCCTCGGCTATAACGTCCCGTACTATTTCTACCCCGTCGTAGTTTATAATTATGTACTCTGCATCACCTTTAATAATCGTCTCTCGCTTAGCTTTAGCACCGTAAGCAATGTCTACCTTACGATGCATAGCGAAAGAGAATAAGTCCGCGCGCCATGCCGAATCCATAATCGACAACGGGCATATTATAAGTACTCGCTTTATAATTTTCTGCTCTATAAGAAAATCGGATGCCCAGATAGAACTTGCAGTCTTGCCCGTGCCTTGCTCGTTAAAACAAAATGAGCGTTGATTCATAGTTAGGAACGCAGAAGTTGTCTTCTGATGATCGAAAGGTTTAAATCTACCAGGCCATGCGTAACGACCCAGTATGGGGGAAGGGACGTTCTTTAACCCAAGATTTTTAAGGACTCGTGCTTCTTCCAACCCCCACTTAACCAACACTTTACCGTCGCCCAAGTACCTGCTATTGGGTATGGCTGTGGTTATCTGAGTAGGGTTACGCACTTTTAACTCCAGCGCTTTGTTGTCAACTACCTTCATCACTTTCTCCAGGGGTCAAGAAACGGAGCGAAACCATTGTCGGCTCCCCTCTGAATACTTTTTCTTGTGTCTTATAACTTCTTAACTACTTTGTTTCTTCGTGACGGGGGTTTCGCCCATCATCTTTTTCCGTTGTGCGCGCACTCTACAACCACGCAATGTGCCTTACATAAGCCTGTCGGCCTAGGGTTCCAGACATCTACTTCGTAAGCCTTAGCCATCTTAGCGTAGTCAGTCAACCACTTGGTCCACAACGCTGACTCTTGGTCTATCGTGTACGTGTCTTTAATAAACGCATTACAAACTACGAACAATAAACCGCCTTGGATAGTCTTAACCTCTGGGAAGTGCTTGAACATAGCTAACGCCATGAGTTCTAGCTGCCCCTTATCTGCATACTTAGCAGACTTACCAGTTTTATAATCTATTACCCTAGCAGTACCGGCTTCTCTATCTAAAATTGCAAGGTCAACAACCCCTCGCCACCATACGTTCTTGTCGAAGAAACCACACGGGGTCAGATCTTTAGTCAACCCCATCTTGTACTCGCAAAGCTTCTCACCTTCCATGTTCTTTAGCTTATCAAGAACACCCTTGGCGTAATCAAATCTTGGCTCGAGTTCCGTATCATCTCGAATATAAACTTCTGCTGCGGTATGGAACTCATTACCGTACAGGATAGCGTCCGTCTTAAAGTTCTCTTCGTAATCTTTAGCTACTTTTAAGTGGTAGTATTTCTTGGGGCATTGGTCGAAAGACTTTATGCTACTAAACGACCACGCAAAGTCCGGCTTCGCTAGGGCTTCTCCCATGCTATACAATCTCCGTAGTTCTTACCGACTTGCACATCACCTTCTACGGGCAAGCCTTTAGCCCACTCGGGCGTCCAACGCATACACTCAGCCACGTAAGTAGCCGCCTCGTGTAGTTCAGCGTCTGCCACACAGCATACCACAGAGTCATGTACGGTAAGAAGTACACGGTATTTCTTGGAAATTCGTAGCATCTGTTCAGCCATAACACAGCGAGCTATCGCCTGACATACGTTCTCTACAACTTTACCGCCGTAGATACGGACATCACCTCGGCGCGTCTTGTAAGAATACTCTAGCCCTTTCTCACCTTCACTGGACGCTAACTCGTCATAGCGCATCATTAGACCACTCGGTATTTTTATTCCGTTCTCTGCCGGATATACCTCTAGGACACCGCTACGTCCGAGGGCGTACGACTGATCCTGAGTCATGCCTTCTAGGGCTACTTGGCACTCCCGCCACAGCTTAATGATCTGCCCGTTAGTCTTCCTGTATATCTTAATAATACGTGCAGCTTCCTCTGGCTCTATGTCCACACCAAATGTTTTCAGTTGATCTTTAAACCGAACAGCACCCATACCGTAGCCACAGCCTAGGATCGTAGTCTTACCAATGAATCGTTGATGTGCGGTGATCTCTTCTTCTTTCTTACCGTAGATAGACGCTGCCATCTTCTTGTACACGTCCTTGCCTTCGGTAAACGCGGTGATCAAATCGTCCTGGCGAGACAGCCATGCCAACACGCGCGCTTCAATCTGTGCAGAGTCAGCTTCTACTACAGAGTACCCGTCAGGGGCGCAAATAGCTGATTTCAGTACCTTGGCATTCGGCCCCCTAGATGGTAGGTTTTGTAGGTTTATCTTGTCGTACCCACCCCACCGCCCTGTGTGAGCAGCGTAATACTTGATAGGTACAGGCATAGTGCCGCGCTTACCTATGCCGATGAACCGCAAGGTGCGGGTCTCTTCTAGCGTACTCTTCAACCCAATGCGTGCAGCAACCAGTGCTTGAACTTTAGGATCTTCGTGCTCCTGTAGAGCCTTGAACCCCTCGTCACTCTTAGCAAATGCGAACGCTTCCTTGCCAGTACGTGCACTCGTCTTCATAGGCGGGGTAACACCCAGTGTTTCTAGTGCCAAAGCAAACTTGGGGTTAGACATCAGCTCATCTTTAGCTATGCCTGCCTCCTCTAGTAAGTCTTCCTTCTGGTCTTTGAGAACATCCAAGTGCCGCTTTAGTTTCGGTAGATCGAGTTCTAGTACAGGATCAATGAACATACGGAGGGTGAGATCTATGGTCTTCAGCTCCACTACAGGGAAAGACTTCTCGAATTTCTTATACAGCTTAAAGGTAAGATCGGTATCGTTAACGCAGTAGTCCCCGTAGCTCGACAACTCTTGTTCGGTAAAGTCTAAACGCCGCTTACCCACCGCGTCTAATACCTCTGTACCTTTCTCACCTAAGTTATATTTCTCTGCTAGGAACGCCAACGACCCACCCACCTCAACGCCGTGCAAAGCGCGAGCCATGCAAAGCGTATCAAGCCATACCCTAGGGTGAATATCGAACAGCCAACTAAGAATAGCGCCATCAAACAAAGTGTTATGAGCCAGTACAGCAGAGCTTTCCCAATCGTAGTTAGCGTGTAAGTATTTCTTGAGTGCATCGTGCGCCCCACTTAACCATACTGTGTCGTCGTCGTTTACTTTTACTGATAGTCCTATCACTTCAAACTGTTCGTGCCGTATATACTCTTCAGTCGTCAGCTTACGCAGAGAGAACTGCTTATCGTAATAGGTTTCAAAGTCTAGCGTTATTATGTCCACACTATACCGTTCCTTTCTTAGGTATTATTCGCAATTTCTTTTCCCAAGTAGCATTGTTCTTTTTCTCTTCAATAGCACTCTCGCCACTAGCATAAGTCTTTACTACGCCGCCTCTAGCTAGATATGTTCTAATATCTTCAGCTAAATTCTCACGTTGTATTTCTTTATCTGTCTTTTTTGTCACTGCTCATCTCCTGTGGATACTACCGCCGTAGATTAAAAACCTATCCGGCCCCGCTTTTATTTCCTTTGCCCCGCCGTAATGGCGCACTTGTAAATGGGTTCCGTTAAAACTAATTTCCCTGTTGACGTGTCTAAATAACAAGTTGTATTTATCTAAATACTTGAAGAGTAAGTCACCGAGGTGATCTTCTGCGAGGAAGTGCTGCACTGGAACATTTTTGTATTTCAAGCGGGACACTAAATCCCACGGGTCCATACGCTTAGTGGTAACGTCAACCGGCCTTAGCTCCGATAAGTCTAAGCCCTGCACCAAATGATTCCCTCTGCTATTTGTTCTAGCAAATGCGTTTGCCATCATCATCTCCTGTTTAGATATGTACCTTTACAACTTTATGCATAGTTGTTTCTCTTAGGATAGCCTGCTCGAAATGTTCACACTTCAAGCAGTACCATCCCACACGTTTCTGGGTTTGCATGTTCAAAACTTCTTCGGAAATTTCCTTGCACTTGGGGCACACGTTAGTGCTCAAGTCATCTGTGTCTATATTGGGGGGTAAGCTCATTAGTGCAGTACCTCTCTTGATTTACAAGCCTGCATTATCAACATGTTCAACATCCAAAAAGACGGTTCGTCCATGACTAAACAGGCTTCTTCTCTATGCTTTCCCCCCTCCAGGTATCCAATAACTTCTTCTTCGCCCATGTCTTGATATAGCCGATGGCCTTCAAGCAGCATCCTAAAGTTTACTACTTCGTAGCCTGTGCCCGTTTCCGCCTCTAGCTTTTCTGCTAGTGCAATAGCATTCTCTACTCCGTGGATAACTTTGGTACTACGTTTCATCTAACAAAGCCTCAAGACGTCTTTCTAAATCTTCTAACCTGCGAACAACGGCCAACAACTGTTGGCCTAGCTCAACTACTTCTTCCGCATCGTCTTCGTTAAATTCTATTGTTACTTTCACTCGACCTCCCATGTAGACATAGCTTCATCGGCTGCGCGGTCAGCCATCTCTTGCTTGCGCTCTTCTGGAGATACGTAGTCTTCCTCTTGTGTTAGCAGGTACTCTTCTAACTCTACCGTTACTCTGTCTCTATTCATTAGCGTGGCCTCCATTATTCTCAGCCATCTTGGCCCTCCACTTCTTCTCGGCTTCCTTTTCAGATTGTAGCTCCCCCTCCCATTTTTTCTTATCTTGTATTTCAGCGAGTGCCCAGTCGTGAAACACATACGTAATAACAGTAAAGTTAGCCACAGAGGAACCCCCACCTGTTTGATGTACACTATGCAGAGTCCGACCTTCTTCGGACAACTCGTTCATATACTCTTCCAAATCTGCGATTGACACAGTACCTACTTCAAAAAGTTTGTTGTTAAGTTCCATACTCGCTCTCCTAGTTATTAGTCAAAGTGCGTGGTCTGTAGTGCGTGTTGTCCCACCTATTCAGGACACTCCCCCACTACTCACACGACTAACCTTAGCGCGGCTTACTCGGCAACGCATCACGCAGGTGGCATGAACCTATTATGAAAGTTCAACGCCGTGGTCATGATCGTTAACTGAGGGTGTTTTGCTGAATATGCCCACCGCCCACTGGGACACGGGAAGGGAACCAATAACCCTTACCCAACCTAAATTTTTCTGCCTCTATCTTTTTCGTTAATTGCTCTCTGCAATTTAAGGTGCATTCTTTTAACCTCAATAAGTTCTTGTGGTATTTCAGGCCATTGTGCTTTGGGTATATGTTTCCCACCCCCGCCAGAACACAGCAAGTGTTCTACATAGGCGTCAGTTATTTCTCCTGCACGTTTCTTCGAGGCGTGCAATAATTTTTCTGGGTTACGTAACACCCACTTTCTACGCCACTCCTCACGCTGTGCCTTTTTTTCTGGCTTGGCATAGTATCGTTGGTGCCTTATTTTTTCTTGCTCCCTAACTTTCTCTACGTTCCTAGCATCCCAAGCGCGTTTAATAGCGTTGGCTTTTATAGGGTCTCTCGAATAGTCCGCATTTTTCCTAGCACTTAGGCACTTTCCACAGGTGTGAGAAAACCCAGTTACTGAGGAGATAGATTTATGAAAAGCCTTAACCTCTTTACTTTCTCTACAGGTGGAACACTGTTTACGTGTTTCCCCATCTACTTCAACAAGTATTTGAGACGGGCGTATTTTAGGTTTAGAAGGTCTGCCGCCATTGCGTTTAAATTGCCTACAGGCACTGCATTCTTTTTTCCTGTATTGGTTACGCGTGCCATCTACTAGCACCCTAGTGTTTAGTGTAAACAAAGTAAGGACTTTCTCTACCCCACAAGTTTTACACACACGCAGCCCAGTCTTTTCTTCCTTAACTTTTATATGGTACTTTTCTGAGCTTAGATATTTCTCTAAACACTTTGCTTTTTGTTTTGCGCTTTTGCAAACCTTACAACAGTATTCATGCCCTGTTTTTTCTTTTCGGCTTACATGGAAAAACTCTTTAGTAAGCGGGTGTGTTTTACCACACCTGCAACATCTTCTTACTTGCACTTTATTATTTATCCTTAGAGTGCAAGAAGTTTATTTTAAAGTTCTCGTCTTTTCGTAAGCTATGATAATCAAGCTGTACTTTAGCAGAGTTAATCATCTTGCCTGCTAAATTAGAGATTTCTTTAGCCTCTTTGTGCGCTATAGCCCCATCTCGCAACGCATCAAATATTTCGGATAAATTGTTACGCAAACTTTCTACGTTATCGATTGTTACTTTACTTTTTCGTGCAGTCATATCGCTCCCTCCTTAGGGGTTTACTTCGGTTATAGAAACTTCCTAAACATCATACCTACAGCATCCACGTTAGCTTCATTCACTACCCACGCTTCGCCTCGTGCATTCCTAATAGCGTTTAGCTCTCTGTCTTGTAGGGCAGTAGTAGTACCTTTACCTGCCTTGCATTCAATAGCCCAGAACTTCCCGTTGAAACATCCGACTATGTCAGGCACACCGCTACGTCCGTAACCCCCTGTCGCCGGTAAGAAATAATATACTGAATCTCCGAGTAACTTCAACTGTTTTATTACAGCGTTCTTTACCTTTTTCTCTGGTGTAAGTGCCATTGGTGCCGTCCTTTAGTCTGTAAGCAAATCGGCTAGGGTTGCATCGACCATTTTGTTTAGCACTATAGCCAGAGGATCGTTGTTCTGGATCTCATCGAGCGTAGCTGTCAGCCCTAACTCATCCTTAGTTTGTTCGCGCTCGACCCAATCGGTAGTGCGCGTGTCGGCTAGCTTTGCCATACGATTAATACGTAGCTGCATTATTTGCTCGTGCATATTCATTTGTCTGCCTCGTCCAGGTAAGCTTCTATTACTGCTTGCTCTAGCTCTCGCTCCATCTCTAGCAGGGTTGCGTCTACTACTTGGCCTTGGTCGGCAATCTCCTGCCGCGTTTTTTCCAATAGTGATTCTAGTAATGCTGTCATACCTTTTTCTTCAATAATGTTACTCATTGGTCGTTCTCCTCTACCTGCTTTATTTCCACATCCATTTCGGGCCATTGCGCCGCTGATTTTTGCTTATAGCCTTCGGCCTCTTCTTTTGTATCGCACAGCGGAAA